TCTGCATATCCGGCACATTGGCTCTATCATGCGATTTTTGGAAAAACGCTGAGATAGGCAAGCGCCAAAAGCACGCGCCATTGGGAAGCATGATGTTAAATAAGATAGCCCGACCTGGAATAGAGACCAGACCAAAGATAACACACTCTTCACTTTCTCCGTGATGTTCTTTAAGATCATAAAGATACTCCTTTCTTACTTTACAGTATATTGGTGGTATATTAGCATTTAAATAAGACATCTAGCATTTCCATCTTCTTCTAGCCTGTCTTAATCTTGAATTAGGATCTGCAGCAGCTTTAGGAAATTGTTTCATTTGTCCTGCTGATCTAGCGCAAAAAGATTTTCTTCTTTTCGCAGCTTTTGATCCTGGTTTAACTTTGCCTGTTACGGCAGTTTTTAATTTTGATCCTGGGTTTTCTCTTCGGTATCTTGCAACACCTGCTTTAGTCATACCTGCACCAGATTCAGTTTTTCTAAAATATTTTTTGGTTTTAGGGGGCTGAACATCAGCCCCTCTTTTAAAACCTGGTATTGTTCTATTCATACCATTCATTTGTTAGCCATTCTGACCAGTTAAATTAGGTCCTGAGTACTTATCAGTTAACAATGTTGCTTTCGCTACAGTAAATGTTGAAACATAAACTCCATAAGGAAATAAAATTCCATCTTCAGGTATATTCAAAGATGTAATATCTCCCGCAGGAACATCTGCTTCAAATAATGTAGTTCCAGTAGCACTTGTAGTTTTTAATTGAACTGTACCAGACGTAGCTAAGCCTGCTAAAATAATTCCCTTCAATCTTACTGGTTGTGAAATCACAACATTTGAAGTTGCTGCGGAAACTATTGTTGCTTGTATATCAGCTTTTGCTGCCATGGTGTTCTCCTATTAGTTTATTATGCTACTACGCCACCGTTATTACTTACTAATACCCAACCGATAGTTGCGTTGTAAATAAGTGTAGCTGATTCACCAACAGTATCAAAAGTGATTGTAGTACCACCAGCAAAAGTTGCTGGAGTTAATACAACTGTATCTGTACCTGCAGCTTCTCCAACCATAGATACGATTTTCATTTGACCTGCTGTACCATTTGCAAGTGTTACAACATTACCTGTAGCTGTAGCTGTAACTTCAGTTACTAAATCTGTAATGTTAGCTGCACCTGCTCCTGATAAAGCTTCTACACTAGCAATTATGTTTTTTCCATAAGTTGCATTAGATGTGATAGCACCAGTAGTAGTGTTTTTAGTTATTGATTCAAAACCGTTCTCTGATCTGACCGGTCCTGTAAATGTAGTATTTGCCATAATTATATCCTCCTAGTTTCCGAATACTGTCTCTAGGCCGTCGACTATACTCGTCAGTATTCTAATTAATTTGTATAGTAATTATTTTATATATGAAATTATAGAAAAGTGCAAGGTATCCCTAGGCAAAAAGAGTCGTTTATAGTAATGTAAAGTCCTAATTAACCAGCGTAAAGATGAATTTCTTCGTCTCTAGGGTTTTTAGGGCTCTCTTGCTCGGCTAAGATTTCTCTGATCGTTTTCTTGATCTGATCTCCTAGCAAAGACATTTCCGGTGTTATTTTTCCGCCGTTCTTTAAGAACAGTTCATTCCATTTAGACTCGAACTGTATTTTCCTCGCGAACAACACCATCTTTGGCTGAGCCATTGTTAACCTCCTCATAGGTTATATAAAAATCATTTACAGTACTTGTGTATTGCAAATCATTTTCTTCCCACTTTATATCAGATTTTCCTAGAAAGTCAATGATATGTGGATGAAGCTCTTCTACTGTATTAATGTCTTTATTGCTTTCAATTTCAAACGAAGTTTGAAGATATTTTGTAAATATTTGTACTAAGTATTTTCTCATGAATCTCACCGTTGTAATTTGTAAATGGGGCCGTTTTAAGGCGGCCCCATTAAATAAGGTTAATTACGCACCTTCAACACCGAAGATACCTCTAGGGTCAGATACACCAAATGAGTATCTTTCTCTAGCTTTGTATCTTACGTTGCCAGTATCGAAGTCACCTTCCATAGCAGTTTTCAACGGTGCTCTTTGGAACATTTTCATTCCATTAGGCACATCAGTGATAATGTAGAACGCATCAGAGTCAGTTAAGTAGTTGTTAACTCTGTATCCTTGAGGAATCATACCCATAGATACGATTGCGTTGATGTCATTATCAGCTGTAGCTGTTCTGCCTTGTGACTTCATAAGTCTCTCAGCTGTGAATTGTAGCTCAGAAGGAATAATCATTTTTACTCCTCTAGCAGCAATTCTTAGACCTCTTTCATCAGTCATCGCAGCGATGTCGATTAGCGATTGTTCTAATGAAGTTTCGTTTAAGTCAGCTTGAGTAGTCAAAGTGTTTTTGAACGTACCCGCAACTGTTGGGTGAGCTGTACTAAATAAAGCTACGCCATCACCTGATTTGAAAGTAGCAGTTGATGGTAAACCGTTGATTAAAGGCTCAACAGATTTAACTTGTTTAGCATTGCTCATAGATCTAGCTAAAGCTTTTGTATATCTAGACGCAAGTCTGTCATACAAGTTGTCCTCGATCGCTTCTTCAGTGATCGCGAACGCTAAAGCTACAGTTTCGTGACTGTAACGAGCTGTAAAAGTTTCTTGTGCTTCGTCAAAAGATACGCCTGCACCTTCACCTTTTACTTGTGCGTTTGCAAAGCCAGATAACATAACTTCTTCTTCAAAAGCTCTGTCAGATGACTCTGTAGTATAAATCTCAGCATGCTGATTTTCATACCTTTTATATTCCAGGCCGAATAGTGCATTCAATCCTGGCTCTAGTTCTTTAACTAGTTGTGATCGTGATATAGCCATAATTTATTCTCCTATTCTCCTATTACGATTGTAGTTCTAACAAGTTAGGAACAACTACAACAGATCTGTAAGCAGCATTAGTATCGTTTTCTGGATCTTCTGCTGATCTTAATAATCTAAATGTTTTGTTGTCCGCACCTGTAGTTCCAATATCTAGTGTTGCTTCTGATTTACCAGTTGTGTTGTCACCAGTAGAAGTATTCATATCATAAGTTTCTAAATACCCTGCTTGTGCTACTGCGTCATCAGTTGCAACAATGTATTGTTGTGTTGGGTTGTCTATTACAAAAGCGTCGATGTCTTCGCTGTTTGCAGGTGTAATTGGTTGAAGGTAGAAATTCGACCAAGTTGGCTTTAAAGTGTTAGCCGCATTGTAGAATATCCCATTCAGCACACCAATGATTGGTGCAGCTGCTGTTTGACCATTAACTATATAACCTGCAGCGCTAGCTACAGCTCCGCCATTGTAGATAGTAGTGCCATAGCCGGCATCGATTTTATATTTCCCTTGACCAGAAGTCGCTGGAGTTGATCCAAGCGTTCCTGCAGGAATAAGACCGAAACCTTGTGTGTTTCTATTAGCCATATTATTGTCTCCTATTACAATAGTTTAGTTGTTAGTTTAATTCGATGAGTCAGAAATAACAAAAAAATTATTTCTTCGTACCACCGAAGGTTACACGAGACTGTCTATCAACATTGATAGGCATCCTCTGGTCCTGCTCCTTCATAAGATCGTTATCGATTGCTTCATCACGTTGTTTATGACGGTTAGTCATATACTCTTGACGTTGTTGCGCGATCTCTGTTGGTACCTTCGCAAGTAAAAGGCCACCTACCCCAATCACTCCCTTGTATTTGCCGTCTTCGACAACAGGATAATCAGATGCATTTTCGACTTCTTCAGATCTAACTAACTCATAACCTTCTCTTAATCGTCCAGTTACGTTTTTAGTATCTTGAAAGCCAACGCTTTCTGCTCTTATCCATCTATACCTGAATCCATCAGGTGCAGGGGGTGCATCTAGAGAAGATGGTGGAACCCACACTTTAGGTCGTTCAGACTTTGACCGTGTTTGGTTCGCACGAGAAGTATTTTTATTTTCGTTTTCCATATTTACGCTCCTTCCTTCGTGTATTTTAATTGTTTTGCGTACTCTTCGAGTGGCACACCTAATTTTTTAGCTATTGCTACCTGTGATGATGTGAGTCTCACAGTTTTGCGACCTGGCTTTACGCTTCTTGAAGCAGAAGCAACTGTCTGAACAGGAGCGGTCGTTTGCTTATTATTAGTATTACCAAATTTATGAGGAAAGTCAACTCTAATACGTTTATCGACCTCCGCATAATACTCATTTGAGTTTGGATCATAACCTTCTTTTTCCGTTAAGTCCTTGTGTATTTCAAAAGCAGTATAAGTCATTGCTTTATCAGTACCAAACCATGAGTTTTCACTAGCCCATGCTTCAGCTCTAGGATCTGGATTATTAGGTTCTTCCATTTGTTGAGTTCGAAATTGTGGTTGAGTTAGAACAGGTTTCTCAGCCTGTTGCTCTTCTCTTCCTGCTTTAGTTTGTTCTAATTTTGCATTCTCAAAAGCAAGAGTTGCAATTCTTTTATTAGCTTCAACTTGAGCTGCCGCATCTCCAGATTCAATCGCTGCTGCTAATTCTTTTTGTGCAGCTTCTAAACCTGTTGAAATACTAGTCTCAAACTTTTTAACATATTCAGAATCCGTTTTTTCAAAACGTTTTTCCAATATCTGTCTTTTTTCTTCTACAGCTTTCGCATAATCTAAAGCAGCTTGTTCTCTTCTTTCTGCTTCTCTCATCTTACGAGTAAGTTTTGCAATACGTGATTGCACCCCTTTACTGTAGTCTTCTAATGTTTCGTCTGATTTTTTTTCTTCTAACTTTGTTTCTCTTTCATTTTCAAATGATTTATCTGTTCCTTGTTCTTGTTCCGTGTTTTCTTCTGGCTGTTCAATTACAGCTTCTTCTTTTACTTCTTCAATATCTACAGTAGCATCAGGTCCTGATGTATCTATAGGTACTAACTTGTTTTCTTCTGTGTCTGGCATAGTTACTCCTTCCTATGATTAAAACTCATGCAAGATGTCCTCTGGACTATCAATTGTTGCTAACACTTCGTCGTCGTTTAGCAGACGCATTTCCCCACCATCTATTTTGATTCGGCTGCCTGCATAACGCGCAAACATAACCCAATCTTTGACCTTGCACCATGGACCATCGGGATATCGTTCTTTATCCTTGTAACATTGATCGCCCATAGCTAAAACTAAACCAACTTGTGATGCAACTTGCTGTCGCTCTAAAGTTGTTTCAGCTAATACTAATCCACCTTTAGTTTTCTCTTTCATTTTGAAAGGTAAAACTAACATCCTCCAACCAGTTGGTTGTGGTAGTTTAGGTTCTTTTACTTCTTCTTTTTTCTCTGATTTTT